GAGGGTTGATCCTTTATTACGATCTACTAATCCAGATGTACAGTAGGTAACAGAATCTTTCGACATTTTAATGCCTTGACTTGCGCCGGAGGCATTAATATTTCCGGTTGGATATGATGGTTTTGGATTATAAATGAAATATTCTTCCAATTCTGGAAACTCATATTCCATTGGATTTTCATTATTATTCTGTAAGGCAGGATTTTTAAACTTATCCTTATCTTTTTTCTTAGATTGCCTAATATAACGCATCTTCATTGCGTCAATGTAGCGCAATTCTTGAATACCTGCCTCAGGATTCTTTAAATCAATTACTTTGTGGTAAAATAATCTACCGTCAACATACCAATTCCTATAAATTTCGTGTGCCTTTTTATCAAAATCAAGAAGATCTAAGATATATTTGAATTCTTTACGAATTTTTGTCTTAATACCATCACTGGCGTTAAGATTTGAGAGTTCAATTTCTACTGGACTATCATTACTATCAGAGACAATTGCTTCATTTACTATGTCTTCAATGGCACTATCGCATTCAGGATGCAGTGCCATCTCACGATATCTTTTAATTAAATCGAACTCAGTTCTATAAATTCCTTCAATGTCAACATAAGAACCAAAAAATCCACTACTTAAATAATGATCAACCCCGTCCTCATTATTAGGAGGAACGGGGGAAACCGTAGTTGGCGATAATGGCTCATCGTTCTCTATAGAGAACCCAAATAATTTTGCCATAATTTATGTGTTTGACTTTATTACCTATTAGTATTTATCAGACAATAATGTCGCCAGTTTGATCAGATGTAGAACCGTTAGTTGAATTAGTACCGGCCACCCAATACTGAACCTGGAAAGTTACTGTATACTCTTCAATAGCATCAGTATTGTCATAAGAAAGTTCAATAGAACCAACCTGTGTTGGGAAAATTCCATCAAAATAGTATGTTCTTAGTGGTTGAACTGAAGCAGTTCCGCTGCTTCCATCACCACTTCCACTATTATTCTGCGAAAATCTCCCTGCCTGATATCCTCTGCCAAGTTGATTTACCGTTGCATTACCCATATAAGAATTTGGATTAGTTGCACCAGATCCATCAGAGAGCTTGTTAATTCCGTTCATCCAAGTTTCAAATGAAGATCTTAACCTGAAATCTTCATCGTTAATGACTGTAATTGTCCACTCATCAAAAGTTCTGTCTCCAGCAACTTTTAATTGTCTTCCTCTAAAAGGAATTGAAATTGAACTTACGTTTGAAGCTGGAAGTTGTGCTCCTTTGCAAAGAAACTGAAACGTTTCATTGTCCCAATCTGAAAATTTGAAGTCATTAATGTTTACTTCAAAGAGATTGGCGCGGGCTCCACCACCTTGGAGCCTAGATTTAAATTGTGAGATTGTTTTAAGTGCCATTAGTTGAGTCCTCCTTTTAAGTAATTATAAAATATGATCAAGATCTTCCAGTCACTTCTTCAAAACTGACGCCAGTTCTGGTAGCAACGAAACTAAGGGTTACATAATTAATAGACTTGGTTGGTTTCAAGAAGATGTCTGCACGGAATTCATTGTTATCAATCACGTCTGGAGTGTTATTGGTTTCATCACAAACAACTCTGAAATCAAAGAGTCCTCTCTTTGCCTGAACATCTCTGAGGAATGGTTCGACAACGTTAACGAAATTAGCTCTCGTTATTTCGTCGTTGAATTCAAAGAGTTGTGCGTTAGCAACACCCTCAAGAGACTTTTCAACAGTTAAGAATAGACGACGGACGTTAATTCTGTCGAATGCTGATGCGAAAGATAATCCAGTTTTATCACCAAAGAGAAGAACTCCAGATCCTGGTTGATTAACAATTGGATTAACTCTTGCTTCATACAAGGAATCTCTCTGAGTTTTATTTGGATTATATGCAAGTTTAATTGCATTATTCAAAGTTCCTCTTGTTTGTCCAGCAGGAGAATACCATGGGAACTGTTCAATGTCAGTTCTAACCATCAATCCAGCAACATCAGCGTTGGTTGGAATGAATCTGAACAGATTATTGAATCTGTCATAAGTGTACTTGTAACCAGAATCAAATACCGCGTATGAAGAACTAGTAAGTGGTGCAAAGAACCCAACAATATTATTTGTTTGAGTTGTGGTGCTAGTTACATTGACAACATTGTCTCTATGTGGAGAAATGACTGCAACGCAGTCTTTTCTATCTTCGGCAATTGCAATGAGTTTATTTGCTTTTGCTTGAGACTCCACTTCTTCAGTAAGTCCAGGGCCTTGAATTAAGAAGTTGACGTTAGTCTCATCTTTGTTGGAGAACAGATCGTATGCAGCGACTAAATCTCCCAAGGTTGCCTTCATTCCACCTGCTGCAGAATAATCAACACCACCAGTAAGAGTATAAGTTACGTTACCGATTGCATTGAAGGTTATGCCTTGAGTGTCCAATCCCCATAATCCAGCAGCAGTTGTTACTGGGGTAAAGTCTGTGGAGAATCCAGTTGCTCTTGGTTGAGTTCCATGATATGTGTCTGTGAGACTGGATGGATTCCTACCTGCATAAACATATTCGGAGAAGTTTGCAAGATAGTTCTTGTAGAAAGTCTTCTGTGGGGAATTCACTGAAGATATTGCATCATTTGCTTTTGAGATGCTTATGTGCTTCTCAATAATGCTTCCTTGTATCCCACTAATTGTTCCATTATCGTCAACGATGACGATGTGCATTGCGTCATTCTTACTGTTTCTATCAGCACTAAACTGATTAGTTACAGGTTTAGATGCAATTTGCTTCCAATAAATTGAGGCGTTGGTTAAGTTAAGTTGTTGCTGATTATACCAGTCAACTGCGCTGCCTACAGTAAATCCTCCATTTGCGTCAGTACGAGTTGGGCCCGTAGTAACACCAGAGTTATTCATAAAGAATATGGTGTCCGATGCATCAAACTGGAATAAGGAGTTTGATTCGGCATATGAAATTGATGTTTCAATTCCAGCAGAACTAACTCTAGAGGTGATCTTAACATCAATCTCAGATGAACCACCAGAAGAATCAGTTCTAACTCCAGTAATGATTCCTTTGAGATGGCCACCGATTGATGATGTTGTACCAACTCCAACAGCAACTCCACTTAATGCAGTTGTGACACCAAATCCAATTTTTGCTCCGAAGTTACCAGCATTAGTCGTGGTAATTCCAAGAGTTTGATCTGCTAAGTCATCAATGAATGCTACTTTTAAATTATTTGAGTAAGATCCAGGACTCTTTGATGCATAAGTGTAGTTTACTGCATCGCTAGAGTGATTAGCGTTATAATCATCAAAGTTTTTGATGTTTAACTCTGAAGTCGAAGCTGCGCCGACACCTGCGTTTGCGCTATTCAGAGTTGAACCATTAACTCTTGCAACTTTAAGAACACCGCCATATGAAAGATATGACGCTGCGCTCATCCAATACTCATACTGAGTATCTGTGGAGAGTGGTTTTCCAAAAGTGTTGATCAGTTGTTGTTCCGTTTGAATGTCAACTGCTTCATCTACAGGGCCAAGTGGAAATGGACCAGCAATTGCACCAACGTTAGCTAATACGTTATCAGCTCTTCCTACAGTAAGATCAACCTCTCTCGTAATTACGCCGGGAGATAATTGAGGAGTCGCCATGTTTTTCTCCGTGTTCTCAGTTTATCTGAAAATATTTATTAAAAGGCTACTTTTCAGAGGGGAAACGTGACGTGAACTACCAATCTGGGTATTCCCACAAGTTACTACATTTTTTATTTTCTATGATTCTTTGTATGGTGCATTCTTTACATTCGTATGAATATGATGATGCCACAGCTCCTCTATCTTTTCTTGTTCTATAAAATCCATCGACTAAATTTTTATTTTCCCCACATACACGACATTTTCTGTCTGCTAAAAGTAGATGTCCAAGTTTTATTTGTCCATCTATTTCCATCATCTGTAGTCCCACATATAAGATCTATCACCATATTCATCAGTGAACCATCTATCTCCTTCACTATCAACAAAACTATCATCACTCAACCCATCGCTTAAAAATCCAAATGGAGCCATATCTTGTTCAATCTGATTTTTTTGTTCCTCATATAATCTTTTACGAACGTCCTGATCAGTTAACTCTTTAAAATAGTCCATTTGGACTAACCAAGCATAGATGACAAGACACATTGCTAAGTCATCATTACATCCCTCTTCAGCTTCAAAAGAATTATGCTTTGAAATAAAAGTAGTCAGTTCTGAAATTATTTCATAGTCACTGAATATTAACTTATCTTCTTCAATCAGAGTCTTTAAGTTTAAAGATCCAACCTTCTTAACTGTTTTGGACATCTTGACACCTAATTGTGTCTTTTTGCCAGAGAATCCTTGCCCAACAATCTGTCCTGCCCTACCTCTCATTGAACACATTAATAGATTTTGATACTCTAAATCATATTGAAGAATACTTGCAACTTGATCTCCAATATCATTTACCTCACAAAGAATATATGCACTATTATAATTTTTAGCTATTTCGTAAATAATATTTGGGAACAACATCGGTTTGATGTCATTGTTCCTATATTTTGCAACTACTCTATGCGGGAACTCTGTGATGTCTACACAGACAAATGCTGAGTAGTCTTCACCAACTCCTCTAGCAACGTCAACAGTCATCACATAGTCGTGATTTTCTTTTGGTGGTTCATAGACATCCAGTCCAGCATTTCTTTTCAATGGATTGTCATATACCATTGTCCTCAGTTTACTGGGAGCAATCAAAGTATCAACTGATCCTAAAAATTCACATTCAAACTCAACCTTAAATTGTGCTTCGGATGTGTTTGCAATTGTAGTTTCTTTCCATTTATCATCCCTACCAGGAACTTCACTCCAATGAACATCCGTTGGTACATATTCATTTTTTTGTTTCTCTGCATCATGCCACATACGGTAGAAATGATTCATACCATGTGGGGTAGATACGATAATTACCTTGGTGTTTTTACCAGAAGTAATAGTAGGATAAACAGATGCAAAGAAGGAGTCCGCAACATGGTTTGGAACGAAGGCGAATTCGTCGAGGAAGAGAATGTTAAACGACATGCCTCGGACAGCACTTGCAGACGTAGAAGCTGCCAGTATCTTACTCCCATTTTCCAACTCCAAAGATCCTTTGTTCCATGCTATGATACCCTGCTGCATCCATTTAGGTAAGTTTTCATATGCAGTCTGTAACCTTCCAAGAAGTTCTCTTGCGGTTGCTGCTTTGTTTGCCAGAATACCAATGTTAACACTGTCATTGAAAACAGCATAGTGCAAAAGGTAAGATACGACTGTAGTGGATTTACCAGTCTGTCGTGGCATTTTACAGATATTAAATCTGTTGTTGTGGAAGTTGTTAATTAACTTCTCTTGAAAATGATATGGATGGAACTGAGTGAGTCCTTCATCCAAGGAAACAATCTTTATATACTTATTAGCAAAGTAGACAGGATCTTCCTTACACTTTAAGAATTCTAGGATTTGTTCTTCCGTGAATTCAATCGGTGTATTTGCTTTTTTTAAATTGGGATTACCAAGATATACATTATCAGACATAGTTCACTCAGCAATTCCAACGTCTAAGGGCTTTATTGATTCTGCTATCTGGATCTCTAGCAGTTTTAGCAGAGGTAAGTCTCTTTTTCATTCCTTTCATTCTAGAACAGAATGACTTACGACGATTTGCGTCTTTTGAACCTGCTTTTAATTCGGATGGTTTTTTAGTGACAGCAGTTTTGAGTTTTGATCCTGGATTTTCTTTGCGATATGCATCAACTGCTTTTTGGCTCAAACCATCAGTCTTGTCTTTACGGTTCTCTTTTTGCCAATCTTCATATTGAACTTCTTCATTTTTCTTTTTGGTGTCAATGAGAGCGCCCTTACCATACTTAGAACGAATATCTGCTTTTACAAAATCAAGTGCAGACATACCGCCACTCTTTGGTTTCTTCTTACCTGCAAGGTTTGGTTTACCGGGTGGTTTGCTGTAATCAACATTACTACCAACACCACCACGCTCCATGCGGCGATCTTTCATACGATCATAATCTTCTTCAGAAACAAATTCTTCCTTGGGAACACAATTGGGAACCATACGGTTTCCTTTTTTCTTCATTCCCTTCATTTCATGAGTGTCCCAACAGGGATCATTTGATTTTTTTTCTTCTAATGCCCCTTCGGTTTTCTCAGTGATTTTTGTTGGTGTTCCTGAGTCATATTCAAAAGTTTCCTCAACTGTTTTACTGTATCCTCTGCTTTCTTCTGCATGGAGGATTGGTTGTCCTGGTTCATAGTCCGTGACTTTGTAGGTTGCTAATCTTGCGCCAGGATATACCTTTTGAACCTGAGATTCTACATCAGATTTTTTAGGTATTGAAATTTGTGGGAAAAACATTTTTAATGCATAATATTTCCCACGGAAAAAGAAATAGGTATCAATTAGATTGCCATTTTTAGCAGGGAGTCTTACCGCCTCTTCAACCTGCTCTTTTCTAGTTGCTTTCTTTTTCACGCAGTTTGGATATCTTTTTCCAAACATTGTCTTCATTCCTTTTTTCTCGTATCCAGGCCAGCACTTCTCTGTTAGTTGATCCCAGGAAAGTCCTTCAGACTTGTTGCCCCAGTTTGCAGCGCCTACCTTCCGACATTTGACTAGTGCTCCTGACGCATACGCACTAGGCCAAACACTGTAACGAGATTTTACTTTATGGTAACAGGCATCTTTAGTTCCGCTGCCCTTACCCTTTTTATCTGAACCCTCTGAAATTCCAGCTTTTCTGAGTCTTTTTGCTTGACTCTTATGCATTTCAACTGCTTTATCTAGTTCTTTTGCAATACCCTTTACATTTTTAGGGTGATCTTTTCCTTCTTTCATTGATTTTTTCCGAGGGCTTTCAGTACTTACATAAGTTGGTTTAGCAGCACCTGTTTTTTGTTGTTGTCCAGGATCTGCTTTCTTTTTTCTTCTAGCAGCAGAAAGTCTCTCTGCCTTAGTCATACTTGCTCTCTTCTTTGAAGAGACGCATTTTGGTGTTCCCTCTCCAGGTTTATCACTGGCACATGTGCCACCAGTTACAACATTAACCCAACCACCTTTACCATCTTTTGATTTGGATCCTTTGAACCACTGACGTAAGTCACCGCCTTCATGAACTACTTCTTCTCCCATTCCCCCACCGTTGGATCCACCATTACCACTCCCATTGCCATTACCACCATTGCCATTACCATTACCGTTAGAAACACTACCATTACCGTTACCATTACCATTACCATTTGACTTTTTAGTTTCGGTATCTTTCTCAAGCATACCTCTACCACCTACATGATAACCCATGGGAATTTTTTTACACTTTTTGTCAGTAAAGCAATAATATTGTCCTGAAGGACATTTCTTCATCTCTTCATTCATTTCACCACTATCAACATAATCGGCAGCAGTATCAAGATAATCTGCAGCTTTGGTAATTTTTGATTGTACCCAAGCCTCAATTTCTCCTTCACCTTTCATTTTTGAACGAAGTCTTTTAGCTGCACTCATCACCGTAGCAAGTTGTGTTCTTGCCATGGAATATTCGTGATCTTTTGCTTCGTTCATTTTTTTAGTCTTCTCTTTCATTGAGTTGATAAATTTTCTATACACAGCTGCTTCTGAAGTTTTACCCATTTCTCTTGCTCTCTGCTCCATAGCAACTGCTGCCTGGATTTTGTGAGCATGAGATCTTGATGAATTGCGAATTTTAGAAACAGATGCTTTAGAGGTTGCAACATCTTTAAATCCAAGTCCATGAATTGTTCCTTTTGGATTTTCATCCGTATAGAGATCAGAATGTTTCTTGGAATTTGCTGGTTGTCCAGGTTTTCTTGGAATACGAGGGTTGCTCATTTTTTAGCTCTCTTTTTACGTCCGGCACAATGTGCTTTTTGTGAGAATCCTTTCGGATTAGAGCAGTCAATACTCTTTTTATATTTATTAGTCCAAGACTCTCTAAACTGTCTAAAGTTTTTTCTTACCCTCTCATAACTAGCATCATCCATTTTGGCAACAAATTCTTTAGATGCAGCAACCATAGAATCTATGGATGGGCCGTCCCCATCATTATTTGATAAACTAACTTTCATCACAGGATAAATGCTTGAAAATCTTGCATATCTATCTTCCCCAGTCTCTGCTGGTGTTTGAAAATCTTGAGAAAGTAAATCATCAGGGCCTCTAAACAACCTCTTATCGTCTCCTGCAACAGGGCCAGAAGCGTCTGCAGAGCGCGTGTACCCACCGTTTCCTACACTATTGGTTGGTTGTTCCGAAACAAACTGTTTAAAAGTTTTCATACCTGTAAAGCAGTAAATATAACTTTAAATGTTGTACTTGATGAGGAAGACGGATGTCCAATCAATCGGAGAGATCCCCCACTTATATCAGATGAAAATGTTGCAATACCAACAGGTTGGTTGATTGTTCCATATTCTGTCATATACGTATCTGTGCCATCATGTATAACATTAATGGTTGTCATATTATAGTTAGTTCCTCTAGTAACTTGAATCTGATAATTGACAGATCTATATGTAGATGCACTAATACTCATGACAGCAGCATCACTTGTGCTAGTGGTTGTCAATATACCAGACTGAATATCTCCTGCTATAAGTTCTAGATTAGTCGCTGATACTGGTTCAAAAGTAAATTCTTCTGCAGATGCATCATATCTTAAAAATCTACCATCACCTAAATTGGAGTCATCAACATCAGTCAGTTGAACTAAAGATGTCGATCCACTTAACGCGGTGCTTGCAATTCCAACCCACTTAGAGCCGTTATAAATCAACAACTTATTAGTGCCAATTCCAGCGTCAAAAGTTACATCATCTAAATCTTTGATAAATCCAGCACCACCTCCACCAATGGTAGCAATTTGTTGTTGAATTCTATTAATAAACAATCTATAGTGGCCTGCAAGATCATCCAGTGTTGCAAACTTTTGATCCATTGGTGTTAATGGATCTTTTTGTCCTCCTACAGATTCTTTTTCATTTGGAGGTTCATTTAAAAGTCCCTCTTCTAAAGATTCTTGAATGACTTTTTGTTCTAATTTTATTGCAGATACTAAATTCCTTATTTCTTTTATTTGAAGATTAACTTTTCTAAGTTCATCATCATAATATTTTATTTCAGGAATATTGGAAATTTCTTTCTTCAAATCCTCAAAATAATTTAAAAGTAACTTATCAGTTTTTACACTATTTTCATTGAATTGACTTATTTTGTCACTAAGAGATTGTTTTAGAGAATTGTATTCGCCAAGTATTTGTTTCTTTAATTTTCTATCATCGTCCTTAAATTCTTTGTGATATTCCCATATTTTGAGTGATGATTCTCTTAGTTCTTTCCAAATTTTATCCTTCTCTTCTTGAATTTTATTTTGTATTTCCTCAGATTTGGTGGTAAGTTCTACTTTACCTTCAAATCTTTTTTTATCAATATCTTCAGACAGTTCCTTAAGATTGAGATCTACAGTCTCACGTAAAACATCAATTGTGTCGGTTACCTTGATAAAATCATCATCGATAACACTGAAGGTTTTGCCTATCCAAGAAAAATCTGGTACTTCATTAACTTCATTAACCCATTTGGGAAATGTAGGGATAGAGTTTTTTACATTCTCAATATCTTTTTTTATTGAGAATAAGTCTTCCTCATAATACTTTGGTTGAGGGAGACTTGTGATGTTTTGATTGATAGATTCTATTCTATCTTCTATATCTTTTACTTGCTCATCATAATATTTTACTTCTGGTAACTCTTCTATCTTTTCGGATATAAAAGAACGAACTAAATCTACTTGCTCACATATTGCTTCAATTTCTTTATCGTAATATTTTACTTCAGGAAATTCTGGTATTTCTGGTATTGAATCTTTAATACCATCAATTACTTCGCAAAGTTTTTCTAACTCTACGTCATAATATTTAATTTCTGGAATTTGTGGAATTTCTTCTCTAACGTCATTGATAAGACGGAGAAGTTCTGGCCAGGGTGGAACAATATCCTTTACCTCTGCGAAGGTGTTCCCATTAACATCTTCAATAGTTTCAACTTCTTCAGTTATTAATTCCTCTTCTTCTTTCTCAAGATAATCTTCTACAGAAGGTAAATCCTCCTCAATAAGAAAATCATCTAAAGATGGCAAATTGTTATTCTCAGCAGCCGCCATTGAACTATAAGTAAAATTACTTTGGGATTTCTCTCCCATATTTTATTTATCTTCTTCCTTTAGTCCAGACTTGAGCATCTTTGCCAATTCTGCTGTTGAACCAACAAACAAGGCATTATTGACTGTAGATGGGCCTTTAGATTGCTTCTCTTCTTCAACATCCTTCAATTTCTTTTGAAGTTCCATTAATTTATCAGTGGCATCAGCGACGTTTTTAATTAATTGTCCAGCAACTTCATAAGCCCTAGGCATCTCACTCTCTTGGGCAAGTTCTAAAATGCCATTGATAGCCTCTTGCCCCTTTTCGATCAAAGAATATAAATTGCCTCTAGTGTATTCATAATCTTTTTTGACATCATTGCCGTTTATATCTCGCCTCTCTCTTTCAGGTTCAATTTTTTCAATCTCACTAGAAACTATATCCCCAGATACATCAAATGCATCATTTAACTCATCAAATTTTTTTGTCATACTAATCACAATCCATCAAATCCAAAATCATCACCAATTTCAATTGCAGCGTCATCTGCATCAGTGATCAGTTTTACCTCTGCTCCTGATACGTGAGAAGCGGCTCCTGTTCCATCTTTTCCTCTCTCAACTTTAATTTTAGTATCGGAAATAATACTGAGAACATACATTTCCTCATTATCGACAACAATATAACTTCCATCAGGAATTACTGAGGAATCATTAACTTCAACATATTTTCCTGATGCTCCAATATCGCTAGAGAGATTTGTAACAACGTTGTCTGTATAACTCTTAATCGCTCTAGGTATAACAGAATATGTAATATCTCTGGATGGACTTTTTGTTGTGTCTCCAGCAACATATCCAATAGAAACTTTTTTGATAATATCTTTCGATGCTGCAGAAGTATCTTGAACTGGGCCAAACATGTATGTTTTGGCGGTAAATCTTATAGTGTAATATAATGCTCTTCTAGAATTAAAATCTCCTTCATAATCATCTTGCATAGAAATATTTTCTATGACAACTGGTATATCTCTTTTTTCTCCAATAGACTCAACCAAATCTACGGTTAGATTGTATGATGGTTGAAAATATGGCAAAATTTGCTCCACAATTTGGAGCATATCATCATTTAATTTGGTATATATTGATAATTCAAATGACATATTGTAAGGAACTGGCATATATGCCTTTCTAACCTCACTCTTATCTTCTACATTCTGTGTGACAAAAGTTTGAGTAGTTGTTACTTTTCTAGATGGATCATATTGCAGTCCAGTAAATTCAAATGACATTCTTGGTAATGAAATTTGAACTTTCTTACTCAAGTCTGCAGACTGCTCAATCCTAGCTAAAAACTTTTGAGTAGGGCCATAAGCAAGAGGAACTTTGACTACATTTTTGACATTATCTGAAGAGTCTGTTTGCTGAATTTCAATATTATTAAACAGTGTACCAAAAGATACAATAGTTCTTCTTAAAATTTCGTGATAAAAATACTCAAACATAGTATTACCTACTTTTATTAATCAATGCTTAAGGATAATAGTATTTATACTATGGAGTTCCGAATGGATTTATCTCACTAAAATCTAAGATAGAGTCTCCCTCAGTTTGGAATGTATCATTGTCTGGATAACTATTAACAATATTATCGTCTTCAACGACTCTGATTTGATAAGTGGCATTACTTTCGGAACCAGTTATTACCTCACCAACAGTAAATTCTCCAGTCAAATTGGAAATATTCAAAGTATTTGTAGAAGAATTCCAGGATTTAACTATGGCAGTGGTTCCACTGCTGGATCCCGTGATAGTTTCAGTATCAATAAAGTCCCCACCTCCGCTAATGTATGGAGAACCTATTGTGACTGTAGGTGCCTCTGTGTATCCAGCACCCGCATTTGTTATATAAACATTGGAAACAGTTCCAGCAGTGCTTATAACAGCAACACCTGTGGCAGTTGTTCCAAGTCCAGCAAGTCCTCCTGGAGAACTGAAAGTTACAGAAGGTGTTGTTGTATATCCTGAACCACCTGATGTGAGAGTTACAATTCCAATTGTATTGTCAGAAATAATAGTAGTTGCAGCTGCACCAACACCAGGATCATTATATTCTGGAATAAAGACTATGCCAGGCGCTGTAGTATATCCATATCCTGGATTAGTAATAAAAACGTTTTGAACCTTTTTACCTACTTTGGTTCCCTCACAATTAATTATTCCGCTTATTAAAGTAGAGATACCTGTTGCTCTAGATCCAGTGTCAGGTGCTGATGAAATTGCAACAGTTGGAGCGTTAATATATTTTTCGCCTCTATTTGTGAGAGTGATTAACTGTAAAGCACCACTAGTCATAATACCTGTGATGGCAGATGCAGTAACACCAGATCCAACTAGAGTTAAAGTTCTTATATTTCCCTCTTCAGATACACTATCGTCAATTTCTTCAATCCCAGTATCAATAACTTCATCCTCATATCTGAAGAGTTCACATCTCAACTCATAGACATAATTTTTTTGAAGTTGATAAAAAGGTTTTTCATGCTCTACAAATTTAATTTCAAATAATCTATCGCCAAGAGGAAACCATATCAAATCTCCCTCTTTTGGCCTAGTAGAAAGTTTTATGTTTGGTATATTCTTGATTAATGGAGAAACATAAAGTTCAAATCTCTCTTTGGATATTGTTACAGTTAACTCATTAGTCGCCTGTATACCAAATTTGGAAAGTAGTTGAGTATTATCTCCATATCCATCATAATTATTGACATACGCCTCTATTGGATATGCATTGTCAAATTTAGATTCAATAACCTCTCTTAGTATGGTGTTTTGAGTTATATACTGTCTAGGCAAATAATGAACCTCAACACCATACATCCTCAACTGTTCATTGATCAAATCTTGAACTAAACTTTGTTCCCCTGAAGAACCTTGAAGAAAGAATGGATTTAACATGTTATCAAGCAATCATGTCTAATGGAGGCAATTCGTATGTGTTAGACATTCTCTCCATTATTGAATCTAGTTCTTTTTGTGCGTCATCATATATTTGTCTACCATTAAGTTCAACTCCACCTGGAAGTTTTACTCCTTGGAATTTAATTAAATTTTGTCCCCATTGTCTCTTAATTAAAGATGTCAAATATAATTTTAGGAAACTATCATTATATACTCTAGTAAAGTCATTGGGATCAACAAGTCTATTACAATCTAAGATTATATAATCATCGACTCTAACATCACCATAATCAATATCTAAGTAAAGTCTATCAACTCTTTGATTAAATCTTATATGTTTATGAGTTGTCAATAAAAAATCAATATCTTCAAGATATGTTTTAGTCATTGCATAATTTAGAAGGTTCATCGAACCCATGTGATATACGTCATTTAAAAACATTTGATATCTAACACTGAACATATTATTTGATACAGTGTTAGTTCCATCATACTTATAGATTTTATTGATCCCTATAATTGATGGTGGAATTTGTATGTAATTACTATTTTCTTTATATGTAAATGTAACAGCAGCCCCAACAATTGTTGCTTCTGCAGTGGAAGTTACAATTCCTGCATTTGGTTCGTTTCCTGCGGGAGCTCTACCCCTATCAATATCATCCTGAGTAAATTGATATTTCAAGAAAGTTGGTTGTACACCATCAAAGTGTCTTTCATGGAAAAATTGTAGGGCATCATCTACAAGATCATCAATTTGCTCGTCGGCAACGTTAATCTCTAAAACTGGTGCCCCCAGTTTTCTTTTGCAATAATTTACTAAATCTGTTCTACTTGCTGGTTGTGCCATTTAATCACAAGTTTCCTTGTAGTATTTAGGGTGATTCTGATATAGCAGCCTTCACAATTATGTCACCTTGAACAATTCTATAGATTGTAGAGGCAGAACCAACTCTTGTAAAAGTAACTGCAGTTCCTGGAAGTATCTCTAGAGGAGATGTATTAGCAGTTCCTATGAACACTTTGTTTAGAGTTGATGCAATAGAAACAACGGGTATGGTTGTTATTGCTGCTCCTACTGATATAGAATCTCCAACTGCAACATTGGTTATCTTGTTTAAAACAAATGCCGTTGTTCCCACACCTGCAGTTTGTCCAACAGCAATCCCTGTACTGAGGATATCTACTTGTTCAAGACTATCTGTTACCAATAAATCGTAAACATATCTACCAGCACTAATTTCTCTGGTAACAGTTGCTGCTAAAGAAACTTTTATTTGTCCTGCGGCAGCACTGGTTATTCCAACGGTAAAAGTTTTAGTAGCACCTAGAGTAGCACCAACCGCAACACTTTTTGCTATTTGTGCAGAACCACTATATCCTGTTAAGTCAAAAGCAGTTCCGTTTGGTTTCTTTATTTCAAAGGTGTTACTAAAACTAGCACCACCTTGAATGGTTAAATTTGAAACAAAGGGAGTTCCAGAGTCCTCGTCAAAGACAACCTCTCTACTAGCCATTTGATGGAACTCCTATCGCTATCATTGTTTCCTGTTGTTTATAATAAAGTTTACAAAATGACTTTGCAATATTTTTCAAAGAATCTTTATCATCAATACTATCTATCTCAGATGCCATTTTTGTATATGCAAAACTTTTTGATAAGTTGGTTAGTTCTATATCATCTGGGCTCATTTGCTAAACTCCTAAGTAAATTTTTAATTTCATTTATATCCTCTTTCATTCTAGCAAAGTCAGACTCAAGATCGTCTATCTTTTGATTTTCCTCACTTCTTGAGTCTCTTCTAGAAATGTATTCTTGATATTGCATAGAATTTTTATTCACTATGGAATTTGTTTCGGGATCTCTATAGAGGTTAGAGTGTCCTTTGACTTTTAAATAATCCATATTACGCTAAGGAAATAACTCTCAAGTCTTTCATTCTAGGAACATGTGCCTGATTGGTAGATGTCATAATAAGTTTAATTCTATAAGATTTGAATGAAGGAAGTTCATCGATGGTGAATGAATATTCCTTATAGTCAACATCATTGTCTCTAAATCCAATGAGTTTGGATGGAGCAATGAAAGTATCAGGAAGTCCATCGCTATCCGCAACATCAATAATCTCTCCTCTATCATTAATATTATTGTATCCTGGGAAGGGAACAAAAATAGGTTCAAAATTACTAGATTCACTTATAGAATAGAATGCTCTTATGTTGGAGTGAATGTTAACATGAGCATCAACAATAATTTTAAGGGATGATGCGGGATTTTCTAAAGTTATTTCCTTGGAAATATATTGGAAAGCCGTTGGATCATCAAGAAGACTATTAACTCTACTATCAGTAATGTAATTAGTTACAATATCATTGACTCTATTTGAGGTGAAAATTGCGCTCACTCTTTGAGTATCAATAACAGGACTTACTCTAGAATCTGTACTATTGAGATTAACTCTCAAGTTCATAGATTTATTTCCAGAAATTGATGTAATTTTGTTAGTTTCATTTACTCTTGATGCAATCAATCTTGCATTTTCCAAATAATTTGGTTCATTTAATGTAATTGGTTCAAATCCCCTATCTACATAGGGCGTTTCAGATCCACTAAGACTTCTACTACTTACAGTTCTAACCTCTGCATCAACAGATGTTCCCTGAACGTTGAGGTTCTGAACTAATGGAGTTATAATTTCATAAGGAATATTTTGAGTTGCCTTTATGGAATCTCCTCCAGCAAACTTAGTTTCTCCTACAAACAACGATGGATAACCATCTGAAGTTGTTCTTCCTGTTCCTGCTGCACCCATATCAAGTTTTACATTGTAAGAATCAAATCCTATTGGATTTGCAACAGTTACACTCTCCAAGTTGTGAGTTTTATTAATTCTTCTAAGAGAAACTCCTCCCAACTCATATTTGAAAACAGGAGTTCCCACTGGATAATTTCTAGATGTTGTCGAATCAACTCCTCTAGTGATTGTTCCAGCAAGAGTGGTGCTAGTCGTATCTTCATAGGATATGATTTCATCGCCAATCAACACATAACCAGCATTTGTTGTTCCAACACCAACATTTTCAAATAAAGTGAGATTTGAGATGCTATCAACAACTAATGGACTAGTTGATGAAGAATCATAGGCTTCAGACAATCTAGTTGGTATGATATCAGTTTGTACGTCTGAAATTGTTACAAAGTTTTCGTCAAAATACATACCATGGTTTTTATGATTGACTTGAATATGAAGTCCGTCATTATTTGTTATAATTTCATTAACTAAAACGTTACCACCTTGAGCCGCATTTACATCTGTTGTAACTCCAGAGTTGTTAACAAACTGAAGAGTATTTCCAACACCTGTTATTGAGAAGTCTCCTTGAACGTTATGAAGAACAAATTGACTAGTTTGTGCGATTGACACAACTGATAATCTTGCTCCAAGTCCAAGAGAATTGTTTCCAATTGTTCCTATTCCAAGAACGTCACCTTGAACATATCCCTTACCAGAGGAGACTATTGTTGCTCCAATAGCTATTCCATTTCTAACGGTAACTTCTGCTCGTGCATCTCTTCCATTTCCGGTTATGGTGGTAAGAGGAACATTATTAAATGTGGAGTGTCCTACACCTGGAGTATAACCAATACCTGCATTGATGATACGAAGAGTATCGGTTGCAACACCTGCGTTTGCAACATATTTGCCAGAACCATCAGTTCCAAGTTGAGTAATAGTATTGCCAAAAGTGAGTACAGTGTCCTGCAAAGTAGATCCAATACCAATTCTGACTTCTTTGGAATTTAAGTTAAGAGAATTTGGCATCAACTGTGCAATGCCTCTATTACCCTCAGTTAATTCTGGACTATAGAATTCAACAGAACCCGTTTCAACAAAGTCTGCTCTGTATAGGGTAAACTTAAGATCTTCCCACTGACTTGGTTCCCATGTAGAACCATTTTGTGACTTAAACAGAGATCCAAGATATGGTTGGTTTGAAATAAATGTCTGTGTAATAAAATCAACTTCTCCAACCCTAGAAATAAACACGTTATATTGTGTTGAAGATGATAGCAGGGTTACACAATATTCTCGTCCACCTTCAAGATAAACTGGAGCTCTAAAATCAAATGTAGTGGCAACAGAACCATCTGCAGAAACATTTACCTCTGATGGAGTTAAGTTTACTTCAGAGAAGGGAAGAACTCTTGTAGTTGGAAGTCCATTCTCCATTGTTCTGATTTGCATCGTAATGGGAATGTCATTTTCATCCCTTGTTTCAAAGAATACATCGCACTTAGTTATAAAGACTCCAGAGTCTTCATCAACTAAGAAGGATTGTGATAATGGATCTGTATTGCGAGGTGGATCTGATTGGAACGAAGAAGCAATAACTTGAGTATCAAGAATTTCTGTTCCTGTTACTCTAGCAACATCTCTTTCTTGGATAGCACTTACTCTGTCAACTCTTGCATTTCGCACAGAGACAATAGTTTCTTGAGTAGTTTCTAATGTTCCAGAGGAGATAAATCCTTCTTGAGCAATTGAAGTTGCTGAATTTGGATCATTATCAACATTGTTAATAAGAGTAAAAACTTTATCTCCAGTCTCAAATCTTGGATTTGAAGTATTATTTGGATTTGGAATAAAGAAACTTCCTTGTATAGTGCCAGATATATCAGATATAAGTCTGAGATTGGTTACTGTTGCTTGAGCACCACTGGTTTGTCCCACTAAAATCATCCCTGTTTCAACGTATCCAGAGAATGTTCCCTCAGGTTGGTTTGACAGTGAGAAAGTATCAATGTTTAGAATAGAAGAAGTTGATGAATATGATCCAGATAATTGTTGTCTATCATATGGATTTGTGGTGTACCTTCTTGATGGAGAATTAAATGGGCCCTCTTTATGATTTGTTGCTGCAACTCTAAACGTAATGCTTGCATCAACATTTCTGGTATCAAGGGGAAGGACGCCGATAGGCCTTGTTCTTCCAACAACAGTTTCTCCAACTTGGAATGATCCAGAAATCATTGCGATTTCTAAAAGTTTTGGAACACAGAATGCAGAAACATCAACACCATCAAAGAAAGGATAAATCTGAGTTTGTGGTTTTACGGCTTCAGCATTAAACTGAATATTTCTAGATCTCATGAAAGAGATTAGATCTCTACTAACAACTCTATTTCCCTGAGAGGTTCTGTCAAATTGCTCAATAACGGCAGTTCTAGTTCCTGTTCTGCTTTCTACACCTCTCTCAACAGTATCTGTAAATGTATTCTGAATGGTTTCAGTAAATGTCCCATCGTTCCCTCTTCTCTGTCTAACATCTCTTGTAGATCTTGCAGCTGAACTTTCCTCACCAGTCCAATTAGTTTGCCATGAGTTCCATATTGTAGGTGCAAATCCAGTTTGAGGATCTACATTAAGGGTTCTGGATGCCTCCGCAATAGTTTGAGCAAAATTACCTTCTGTATCAATAACTC